CTTCATGTCTATAAGTACAATGATTCAGGTGGCAAGGAGAAAAACCTAAAACACCCTTTATATAAACTACTTCATGATGAACCAAACCCTGAGATGACTTCCTTTGCGTTTAGAGAAACGCTGATGAGTCATCTTTTATTATGGGGAAATGCCTATGCTCAGATAATTAGAAATGCACGTGGTGAAGTGATTTCCCTCTACCCACTGATGCCAAACAAAATGACCGTCGATCGCGATTCAAGTGGTCGGCTTTTCTATTTGTACCAGCGTGGAAATGAGGATGTTCCTTCTCTTGGTAGAGAGAATCAAGTGTATCTTTCACCATCGGATGTTCTTCATATCCCAGGACTTGGCTTTGATGGGCTGGTAGGCTATTCACCCATTGCCATGGCGAAAAATGCAGTGGGCCTTGCCATTGCTACAGAAGAATACGGAGCTAAGTTTTTTGCTAACGGCGCTTCACCGGGTGGCGTCCTAGAACATCCCGGTACCATCAAGGACCCTCAGAAGATTAAAGAATCCTGGAACTCAGCTTATCAAGGAAGCGGTAATGCCCACCGGGTAGCTGTCCTTGAAGAAGGCATGAAGTACCAGCCTATCGGCATTTCTCCTGAGCAGGCACAGTTCCTTGAAACCAGAAAGTTTCAGATCAATGAGATCGCTCGTATTTTTAGAGTCCCACCACATATGCTTGCTGATTTAGAGAAGTCATCCTTTAGCAACATCGAACAGCAATCACTGGAGTTTGTAAAATACACCCTCGACCCTTGGGTGGTCCGCTGGGAACAGTCCATGTGCAGAGCGCTTCTCATGGAAAGTGAGAAACCTAATGTCTTTATCAAGTTTAACGTGGATGGTCTCTTGCGTGGTGATTATGTAAGTCGTATGAGTGGTTATGCCACTGCCCGTCAAAATGGCTGGATGAGCGCCAATGATATCAGAGAGCTAGAAAATCTGGATAGAATTCCAGAATCCTTGGGCGGTGACCTCTACCTCATCAACGGCGCAATGACAAAATTACAGGACGCAGGCGCGTTCGCAAATATCAAAGAAACGGAGGAACCTAAATGAAGAAGTTTTGGAACTGGGCACGAGATGAAAACACTGGTGTCCGAACACTCTACCTAGATGGCGTGATTGCCGAAGATTCATGGTTTGATGATGATGTCACCCCTAAGGCATTTAAAGCAGAGCTTACTGTCGGTGAGGGTGACATTGTTATTTGGCTCAATTCTCCAGGAGGTGATTGCATTGCTGCTAGTCAGATTTACACCATGCTGATGGATTACAAAGGCACTGTTACCGTAAAGATTGATGGTATTGCTGCTTCTGCCGCCTCAGTCATCGCCATGGCGGGGACAACGGTGCTTATGGCACCAACAGCCCTTATGATGGTCCATAACCCCCTTACTGTGGCCATTGGAGACAGCGAGGAAATGAAAAAGGCCATCGCTATGCTTTCTGAAGTTAAAGAGAGCATCATCAATGCCTACGAAATTAAGACAGGCCAGTCAAGAACAAAGCTCTCCCATCTTATGGATGCGGAGACCTGGCTTAATGCAAAGAAGGCCATCGAGCTTGGCTTTGCTGATGGCATTTTGGAGGATGAAAAGAAAAGAAATCAAACTGAGGATTTCACCTATGCCTTTAGCCGCAGGGCTGTTACCAACTCTCTGCTTGATAAGGTAAAACCCAAACTAGAAAAAGAGAATATTGGCACCCCAATTGAGTCGCTAGAAAAGCGGCTTTCTTTAATTCAACACTAAATTTTAGGAGGAAAACACTATGAATAAAATTCTTGAACTGCGTGAAAAAAGAGCAAAATCCTGGGAAGCTGCCAAAGCATTCCTGGATACCAAAAGAGGTACAGATGGAATTGTATCCGCTGAAGACACTGCAACCTATGAAAAGATGGAAGCTGATGTAGTTGCCCTTGGTAAGGAAATTGACCGTCTTGAAAAGCAGGAAGCACTGGACCGCGAGCTTTCAAAGCCACTTAACACACCACTTACCGAGAAGCCAATTTTCCAGGGCATGGAATCCAAAGGTGGCAGAGCCTCTGCAGAATACCAGAAAGCCTTCTGGAACGCCATGCGTACCCGTTCTGGTGAAGGACTCGATCCAGTGATTAAGAACGCACTACAGATTGGAACCGACACGGAAGGTGGCTATCTTGTACCGGATGAGTTCGAGCGTACCCTTATTGAAGCACTGGATGAAGAGAATATCTTCAGAAAGCTGGCCAATGTCATCTCAACTTCTTCTGGTGACCGTAAGATTCCTGTGGTAGCTTCCAAAGGTACTGCTTCTTGGATTGATGAGGAAGGTGCCATTCCTGAAAGCGATGATAGCTTTGGACAGGTTTCCATTGGCGCTTACAAGCTAGGAACCATGATCAAGGTATCAGAAGAGCTTCTTAATGACAGCGTCTTCAATCTTGAAAACTATATCGCAAGAGAGTTTGCAAGACGTATCGGTAATAAAGAAGAAGATGCCTTCTTTACTGGAGATGGTTCTGGTAAGCCTACTGGTATCCTTGCTGCAACTGGAGGAGCCCAAATTGGTGTAACCGCTGCAAGTGCTACAGCCATTACCATTGATGAGATTTTGGACCTGTTCTACTCCCTTAAATCGCCTTACAGAAACAAGTCCGTTTTTGTTATGAACGATGCCACCATTAAGGCCATTAGGAAACTGAAAGATGGCCAGGGTCAGTATATCTGGCAGCCTTCACTTCAGGCTGGAACGCCAGATACCATTTTGAATAGACCTGTTTACACTTCATCTTACGTTCCTACCATTGCTGCATCTGCAAAGTCCATCATCTTCGGTGACTTTGGCTACTACTGGGTAGCGGATCGTCAAGGCAGAGTATTCAAGAGACTTAATGAGCTTTATGCAGCCACTGGTCAGGTGGGCTTTGTTGCCACTCAGCGTGTGGATGGAAAGCTAATTCTGCCTGAAGCCATCAAAGTGCTTCAGCAGAAAGCGTAATGGAGGTGCACTATGAGTTATAACACAAAGAATTATACCGAACAAGGCGGTGAAAAAACCGTCATTGGTGGAACTCTTGAAATCAAGGAAGGGGCGGTCGTTACTGGCCTCCCTGTTCTTGATAATCAAGCTGCAAGTACTGCTGCCACAGTAGAAGATTTGGTGACGGATTTTAATGCCCTCCTCACCAAACTTAAGGCTGCAGGGCTTATGATTTCAGACTAATGAAAGGATGGTGGCGGTATGACACTGCTGGAAAAAGTAAAAGCAAATCTTATTCTTCATCATTCGGCTGATGATGAACTCCTTGAGATGTACATCACTGCCGCTACGAGGTACGCAGAAAGCTATCAGCATCATCCTGAGAACCACTATGAAGAGACTTCTATGCCTGCCACGACTGAGCAAGCCATCATCATGCTGTCGTCCCACTTCTATGAATCCAGGGACGGCAGCACAGGTGGTTTTTTCTCAGATAATGTTCAGGCTGGACAGCAGGTGTGGAATACAGTCAATCTCCTGCTGCGGCTTGATCGGGATTGGAAGGTGTAGTTATGAGCTTTGGGAAAATGAATACCTTTATCGATATTGTAGAAAGCGTCACCATTAAAGACGCTGAAGGGTTTAAAACAGAAGTTGATAATATTGTAGCGTCTGTAAGAGCCTACCGTGAAGGTCGCCATGGCAATGAGAAGTGGGCAAATAGAGCCTCTTTTTCTGAAGCCACAGACCTTTTTCGCTTTCGCTGCATCCCTGGTATAACCATTACAACGTCTATGGTTATCATCCACAGTGATAAAAGATTTGAGATCACATCCGTTGAAGATGTTAAAGGCCGCGGGATGTATATTGAAGTGCTGGCTAAGGAGGTGGTTCCAAGTGGCTAACGCAACCATGAAAATGCCAGAGGAGTTTTTGATAAAGATCTCAAAGCTTGGTGATAAAACAGATGAAATAGTCTCTAATGTTTTAGAAGCTGGCGGTGAGGTTGTTCTGGATAAAGTCAAATCCAATCTGAAAGGCGTTATCGGTAATAATACCAAAGAAAAAAGCCGTTCTACCGGTGAGCTGGTTTCTTCCCTTGGCCTCTCGCCTACAAAGCTGGATAAGAACGGAAACTTCAATATAAAGGTTGGTTTTAATGAACCTCGTGGTGATGGAGATGCCAATGCTAAGATTGCAAATATCCTTGAATACGGGAAATCAGGTCAGCCTCCTAAGCCCTTCTTAAAGC